GTGGCTACCTTTGTGGCCGGTCAGCTGGTGGGCCTCGACACGATAGAGCCGCTGCACATCGAGCGCTTCATTCGGGAGAAAGGGCCCATGCGGGTGGTGTTTGAAGACAGCCGCCTGCAGTCACACACCTGGACAAAGGTGCCCAGCCGCGCTGCCGCCGCCAAGATGGCGCGCAATGTGGGCCAGGTCGATGCCTGGTGCAGCCTCATCAATGCCGTCTGCGCCGAGCTTGGCATACCTGCACACGGCATCAGCCCGGCCGGCAAGGGCGGCAAGCTGGATGCAGAGGCATTCAAACGCAAGACCGGTTGGCCCGGTAAGTCAAACGAGCACGCCCGGGACGCCGCCATTGTGGCCTGGCCATATCGAGGAGCAACCAATGCCTGAAATCACGATTGTTCGTCAGGAAGCTGTGCAGATCAGCGAGCAGGACGCCGCTGTGGCGCGCCGGGTCATCTTCGGCATCGTGGACGGCCTGGGCGAACGTGGCCGCAGCCAGTGGCGCCGCCTATGGAACCGCCTGATGCGCCTGGAGCCCGGTGAAATGGTCGAAATCAAGACCGTTCAGCCGCGGCTGGGCTGGTATCACCGCAAGCACATGGCCATGGAGCAGGCGGTCTTCGAGACGCAGGAGCGCTTCGAGGACTTCGAGAGCTTCCGCACCTGGTTGAAGGTGGGCGCAAGCTTTGTCGACTGGTATCCGGGGCCCAAGGGCGGCGTGATTCCGGTGCCGCGCTCCATCAGCTACGCAAACCTGGAGCAGGGTGACATGGAGCAGTTCCACGCGGACGCCGTCCATTTCCTGCGAAGCGAGCACGCCGGCGCAACCCTGTGGAAGCACCTGGGGCCCGCGCAGCGCATCGAGATGATCGAAACCGTCCTGAGGAGCTTCGGGGAATGAGCCGGATGAAGGAATGGAACGACGCGCAGCTGTACGAGCTGGCCGGCTGCGTAGAGCGGCGCATGACCTGGGCCCAGATCGCCGCCGAATACCAGGTGAGCATCCCATGGGCCAAGCAGGTCTACAAACAGTACCTGCACCGCCAGACCAAGGGCACCTTTTGCCACTGGACACCCATGAACACCATGAATATGTACCTGGGCCGTCAGCGCGGCGCGAGCGTGAGCACGCTGGCCCACAACTACCGGTGCAGCGTACTGGTGGTGATGCAGAAGCTGGGGTATGCCCGGCGCCTGGTGAAAGGCGAGCTATGACGCGCAGCGTGGTGAAGATCTGGACAACCCAGCTCCACGGCAGGACCGTGGTGGTGACCGAAAGATATGGCCCAGCGCCACGAAAGCGCTGGGAGGGTGTGCCCGGCCCGAATGACGTGGACTATTGCGTGGTGCGTGAGGCACCTGTGGCCGAAGAGTCGCAATGCTTAGCCAGCGGGCTGGCGGGCGTCCTTTTGCTGGCTCTGCTGATGACGGCCGCTGTGATGGTCGCGTCAGCTGCAGTGAGGTGCGCAGCATGAAGCGCGGCGGATTCAGGCAAAACGCCTGGGCCCCTGCGCCCAAGACCGTGCACCAGCCCCTGGCCAGCGCCCCGAACTATGCAAGCGCGGCCGGCGCCACGGTGCTACCGATCAAAAAAGGCGAGCATCTGCGCAATGAGGACTACCGCCGTGCCGTGGCAAGCCTGCCATGCTGTGCGTGCGGCATCGTGGGGTACAGCCAGGCGGCCCACGCCAACCACGGCAAGGGCGCAGGCCTCAAGACAGACGACCGCACCTGCTTTGCACTCTGCTGTGACCGGCCGGGCGTGAAGGGGTGCCACCCGAAGTTCGACCAATACGAGCTGTACCCCAAGGCAGCCGCTGCCCTGGTGGCGGAGGCCTGGGGGGCGGACACACGCCGCAAGATTCAAATGATGGGCCTGTGGCCGGAGGGATTGCCAACCTATGATTGAACGCATACGGATCGCTGCCAGGTCGAACAAGACGATGGCGCGGCGCCACTGGGAGGCACAGGTGAAAGCGTGGGGGGAATCTCATGTGCTGCCCTGGGCAGAGTTTCGTGCACGCTGGGGGGAGTTGCACGGCATGCATCCACCCGAGCGCAGGCCATGCCCAGAGTCCAAGGCATGGAACAGTAGCCAGTAGGGGGCTTGACAATCCTAAAAGTCCTGATGGTCTAACGCCGTTATCAACAACGCGCACGAAGCGCAGGCGCTAGACGTGACCACCACACAGAGAGCGGGCAAGGCTGCAACGGCCAAGGTAAAGAAGCCCGCTCGCAAATCCACCCCCAAGCCAAAGACGAAGGCAGCACTCCAGAGGGAGTGGTTCGCCCGTGCGGGTGCGCTCGATGAGTTCATGGCCTATGTCTGTGCAGGCGGACACCTGAACGGCTTTTGCAAGCTGCATGGCTTTTCGTACACGGGGATGCTGGAATTTATCCACGCCGACTCGTCACGCTCCGAGATGTACGCGCGCGCGAGGCAAGAGCGGGCCGACCTGCTGGCCGATGAGATTGTGGACATCGCCGATGAGGACTGCACCGTGGTTGAGGTGGAGGATGGTGTAACCACCGTGGGCATCAGCACAGCGCTGGTGAACCGCAACAAGCTGCGTGTCGATGCCCGCAAATGGGTAGCCTCCAAGCTCAAGCCCCGCGTCTATGGCGACAAGCTGGAGCTGTCTGGAGAGATCGGCACTCCCACCAAGCTGAGCGACGACCAGCTGCTCGAGCGCCTGCAGAGCTTTGGCGTGAACCTACCTGGCATCGTGCCCAAGGCGGAGGGTGCCCAGTGAGCTCGAGCGATCAGTTTGACCTGGCAGCACTCTCCTCGCAGCAGCGCCTGGAGCTGGAGAGCCTGCTGCTCGAGCTGGAGCGCCGCCAGAACACGCGCCTGCTGCAAACCATGTTCCCCGACAAGGGGCCTTTGCGCCGCGAGCTGTATCCCAAGCACCAAGAGTTCTTCAAGTCGCGCGCACCAGGCACGCCACCTGGCGATCTGACAGAGATTGCCCGCGCCTCTGAGCGCGTTTTCATGGCGGGCAACCGGGTCGGCAAGACAGTGGCGGCCGGCACCGAGATTGCCTACCACCTCACTGGCGAGTATCCGGATTGGTGGGAGGGCCACCGCTTTGACCAGGCCTGTCGCTGGCTGGCCAGCGGTGACACGCACGAAACCACCCGGGACATCATCCAGCTCAAGATGCTGGGCTCGACCACGGACAAGCCCGAGAAGTACGGCACCGGCCTCATTCCTGGGGATGCAATCGTGGGCGTGGTGCCGCGCTCGCACGTCAAGGGCGCGGTGGAGAAGATCATCGTGCGCCACAAGTCCGGCGGCGAGTCCGAGCTTTGGCTGCGCAGCTACGTGCAGGGCCGGGAAATCTTCCAGGGCTTCGAGCTGGACGGCTTCTGGGCTGACGAAGAGTGCCCGGCCGACGTGTACGAGGAGGGCCTGGTGCGGCTGATGACCCGCGACGGCATCAGCATCCTGACCTTCACCCCGCTCAACGGCCTCACACCCCTGGTGCAGGACCTCATCAAGCCCGTCGAGGCCTTCACGGATGAGGAAGACCCGGACGGCCTCAAGCGCCGGGCAGCTGCTGACCGTCTCATCGTGCGATGCGGCTGGGATGACGTGCCCCACCTGTCCGAACAGGCCAAGGCCAAGCTGCTGTCCAAGCTGCAGCCTTACCAACGCCAGGCCCGTACCAAGGGCGTGCCCGCTCTGGGCGCTGGTGCCATCTACCCGGTGGACGAAGACGACATCAAGGTCGATGACTTCCAGATCCCAGACTTTTGGCCACGGTCCTACGGCCTGGACGTGGGCTGGAACCGGACAGCAGCCATTTGGGGCGCCTTCGACCGCGAAAACGACATCGTCTACCTCTACTCGCAGCACTATCGCGGCCAGGCCGAGCCATCCATCCATGCGACGGGCATCAAGGCGCGTGGCGAGTGGATCCCGGGCGCCATCGACCCGGCCGCCCGTGGCCGGAGCCAGAAGGATGGCGAGCAGCTGATGGTGGTCTACACCGACCTGGGCCTGGACATCCACCCGGCAGACAACGGGGTCGAGAGCGGCATCTACGACGTGTGGGAACGCCTCTCTACCGGCCGGCTGAAGGTCTTCAAGTCCTGCCTGGACTGGTTCAACGAATACCGCATCTACCGCCGTGACGAACAGGGCCGAGTCGTGAAAAGCAACGACCACCTTATGGACGCCACGCGCTACCTCGTAAAGACCGGGCTGGATCTGGCCCGCGTGAAACCCCGCGCGAGCAAGCCGCCGCGCTCTACCTCCTGGAGAACAGCATGAACGACCAAGCGATTGAAAAGGCAATACAGGCCAAGGGAAAGACGGCCGCGCGCGTCACGCCTGCGGACATTGAGGCGGAGATCACGCACACCTATTACGTCAACGTGGGGGAAGCACACCATGCGAAATGGGCTGACCCATCCGCTGCTGATGAGCACCATCCCTCTATTGAACTGCTGACCATCTGCGTCTTGGTGCTCAAGAACGGCTTCACCGTGACTGGCGAGTCTGCATGTGCAAGCCCTGAAAACTTCGATGCCCAGATCGGGCGTGACATTGCCCGCGCCAACGCAGTCAACAAGATTTGGCCACTGCTGGGCTTCCGCCTAAGCGACAGGCTGGCCGGGAGCTGCGCATGAGCGCCGTCAGCCTGCTTTCGCCCTCCGGCACCCCGTTTGTTGAGCTGGGCGGCGAGCGTTGCTGGCGGCAGCGCACCATCCGCGACGTGGTGTGCTCCTACCAGTGGGTCGAGCTCTACAAGCTGGGCGACGAGTCGGCCCCGCGCGAGCCCGAGCCATGCATGTGCCTGTTCCCGGCCCACCGCCGCATGGATACCGGTGCCTACTGCATCCCCCAGCGCCTGGCCTACCTGTATGTCACATCGGAAGGCAAGCCGACCGAGCACCTGCTGCGCAAGGCCTTCGAGGCGGCCGAGGCCATGGGCTACACCGCGCACGACCGGTCGACCATCCACCGCACCATCGACATCATCGTGGAAGGCCTGCCAGATCTCATCATGATGCCCACCGACCAGCCTGCAGCGCTGGCCACCAAGCGCCGTTTGATAGGCGTGGAGCTGGCCGTCAAGGCCCACGGGCAAGAGCTGCATTCGGAGGTCATCTGATGTTTGAGGTAAACGACGAAGACGACAAGAAGCGCCGCGAAGTCATCAAGGACCTGGAGGCCTCCGAGGTTGAGGACACCGAAGGCGGCGTGGCGGACACCGGCGAGCACTCCCAGGCTGCCGGCCGTCACCAGCGCCTGATGCAGTTGATGGATTATGAGTCGCGGCGCCAGGCCGGTGAACGGCAGCAGATGTCCATCGATGAGGACTACCACGACCACCTGCAATGGCGCGCCGAAGATGCCCAGGTGCTGCTGGAGCGCGGCCAGGCGCCCTTGGTCTACAACCAGGGCCGTCAGTCGCTGGAGTGGATCGCGGGCACCGAGAAGCGCATGCGCAAGGACTACAAGGTGCTTCCCCGTGAGCAGAACGACGAGGCCATGGCTGAGGTCAAGACCAAGCTCATCAAGTACACCGATGACGTGAATTTGACCGTTTGGCACCGCTCCCGCGCCTTCAAGCAGGCAGCCATAGGCGGGCTGAGCTGGATCGAGGAGAACCTCAACCCGGATCCTGAGCAGGAAATCATCTACTCGGGCTCCGAGGACTGGCGCAACGTGCTGCGCGACAGCCACAGCCGCAATGTCGACTACAACACCGACGCCCGGTATCTGTTCCGCCGGCGCGTGCTGGATCTAGACTACGCCTGCGCGCTGCTGCCCAACAGCCGCAAACACTTGATCGCCATGGCTGGCCAGAATCTGGACGATACCCAGGACGAGCCCTGGTACATGGGTGAGCGCCTGACCAACTCCACAGAGACAGAGTGGGGCCGCGACTACGGGATGGAGCACAGCATCTTCCCAGGGGTAAGCGAGTCTTTCCGGCTGAATGCACCACGCCAGTCGGTGGAGCTGATCGAGGTGGCCTACAAGGTGCCCGAGGCTGTCAAGGTCTTTGCCGATGGCGAGTTTGCCGGCCAGGTGGTCAACCCCTCTATCGACCCACGCCATAAAGAGATGGTGGACAAGGCCAACGTGTATGAGACGGTCAAGATGCGCATGCGCCTCATGCTGGCCACCCGCGCGGCGCCGTGCCTGGACCTGTCCAGCCCATTCCGGCACCAGCGATTCACGCTTATCCCGGTGTGGGGCTACCGCCGAGCACGCGATGGCTCACCCTACGGCGTGTGGCGCGGCATGCGCGACATTCAGGACGACCTGAACAAGCGCCACAGCAAGGCGCAGTGGGCACTGTCCAATAACCGCATCATCATGGATGAGGGCGCAGTAGACGACATCGAGGATGTGCGCCGGGAAGCAGCCCTGCCCAATGGCGTCATCGTCAAGCGCAAGGACAAGCAGCTGGTTTTCGATCAGAACCAGACCGATCTGGCTTCAAACCTGATGATGGCCGACCGCAACTCGCAGATGCTGCGGGATGTGGGCGGCGTCACCAATGAAAACCTGGGCCGGGACACCAATGCCAGCAGCGGCCGTGCCATCTTGGCAAAGCAGGACCAGGGCTCGCTGACCACTTCGGAGCTTTTCGACAACCTGCTGCTGGCCATCAAGCAGGCCGGCCGCCTGCGCCTCAGCCACATCGAGCAGTTCTATACCGCTGAAAAGGTCATCCGGATCACCGGTGAAAGCCGGCCGATCGAATGGCTGGAAATCAACAAATTCGACCCGGCAACCGGCCGCATCCTCAACGATGTGACAGCGCGCGAGGCTGATTTTGTGGTCGACACCCAGGACTACCGCAGCAGCCTGGCCCAGGCCGCCATGGAACAGATTTTCGACCTGCTGGGCAAGATCGCCACCTTTGCGCCGCAGGTGGTGATGAACGTGCTGGACCTGGTGGTGCAGTCTGTTGACATCAAGGACAAAGACGAGTGGATCGCTCGCATCCGGAAGATCAATGGTCAGCGCGATCCATCCAAGCCGATGACCCCCGAGGAAGAGCAGGCCCAGCTGGCCGCAGCACAAGCGCAGCAGAAGCAGCAGCAGATCCAGGACGAGACGGCCGAGGCCATGCTGGCCAAGCTGCACAAGGAAATCGACAAGCTCGATGCCGACACCAAGCTCAAGCTGGCCGATTCCATCCACAAGAACGTGTCCACGATGAATGTGGCGACGGATACCGCTGAGCGCATCGCCAACGCTTATGAGCCCGGCGGCCTGGCTGAAGCCGCTGACGAGATTGCTACGGCTGGAGGCCTGACAGACCAGGGCGCGCCCCAGGTGCCCGAGGCGGCCCAGCTCCCCACCATTCCACCCACCCAACCCTGATAGGAGTTCACCATGACCATTGAAAAATCCAACGATCCCGATCTGCACGGCCTCACCGAAGATGACCTGGAGGGCCTGAGCGAAGCAGAGCGCGAGGCGCTTCTGGCGGACGACGGCGGTGCCGAAGACAACAACCAGAGCAACGACAACGATGACGATGACTCTGACGACGAAAACCAGAACCAGGGCGATGCAGCTGACGGCGGTGCCGCTGCTGCTGCTGAGGACGCTGGCAACGGCAAGGCCAAAACCAATGAGCAGGAGCAGGACCAGGAGCAGGACCTGCAGGAGGAGGAGCAACCTGCGCCCGCCAGTGCGCCCAAGACGGTTGCTCCGGATGACATCAAGGACCAGCGGGCCCAGCTGCGCAAAGAGCGCGCGGAAGCGCAGCGCAAGGTGTTCGACGGCCTGATGGAGCCCGAGGAATTCGAGACCATCGAGAACGACATCCAGGACAAGCTGGACGCCCTTGTGCGCGCCGAAGCGGTGGACCAGACGCGCGGCCAGATTGCGCTCGAGCGCATGACCGATGACTACAACAGCGAGCTGGCCCAGTACCAGAAGGCGGCCAAGGCAGCAGGCCTGGACATCAGCCAAGGCGATCTGAAAAAGGAATTCGAGCGCATGGTCGCGCTGTGTGCCCAGGATGCTGTCGAGCGCGGCCTGACCGACGCACCTGGCAACATCGCGGCGAGCAAGGCCGGCCTCAAGGATGCCATGGTGCTGTTGCAGGCCCGGCACGGCAAGACTGTCACGCTGCCCAGCGGCAAGCAAACGGCGCCGGCGCAAAAGCCGCGCCCCAAGGTGGATGACCGCTCGAAGATCCCCCCGTCCCTGGCCAACGTGCCGGCTGCTGCAGAGGCGAACGTGGGTGACGATGAATTCGCACACCTCGAAGGCATGGACATCGCCGACCAAGAACGCGCCGTAGCGCGCATGACCCCCGAGCAACAGGAGCGCTGGGCCAACCAATGACCTCACATTTCAAGACCAGACTGGTTCGCACCCTGAAGCCGGGCGACAGCATCACATTGGACAACGGACGCATTCGCTTGGAGGCCATCCAGGTCCCGGGCCGGCGAGTCAGCCTGATGCTTGAACTGCCAGCAGAGGTGGTTATCGACACGCCGAAACCTAAAAAGGACTTGACAACAGCAAAAGTCCTCTTAGGTTAACTGCTACAACTTTTCATTGTTCGCGCAAGAGGCGCTTTTATCCCATTTGGGGGAGCGTTTCTATGCGTACTCTAGTCGGGGTCAACGACCCCCAAGCAGTAAAAAAGTGGTCGACGCTGATGGCCGTGGCCATCAACAAGACCAGCTACTGGGCACAGCGCTACATCGGTGAGGGCAAGAAGTCCCGCACCCCGGTGCAGCGCATCGACGACCTGCAGTCGGGTGCTGGTGACGAGGTGATGGTTGATCTGCTGATGCCGATCAACATGGAACCCGTCATCGCCGATGACACGCTGGACGGCAACGAAGCCCCTCTGCGCTACTACACCGACCGTCTGCGCATCGACCAGGTGCGCGGTGGCGTGAACCTCGGTTCGCGCATGACCAAAAAGCGCACCCTGCGCGACCTGCGCGCTGATGCGAAGCAGGCCAGTGCCGACTGGTGGGCACGTCTGATGGACGAGCTGCTGTTCATCTACGCCTCGGGCACGCTGGGCTCGGGTGAAGGTTTCGTGTGGAAATCGAACTCCAAGATGTTCGATGTCAACCCGCTGACCGCTCCCGATTCTATGCACCAGATGTATGGCGGCTCGGCCACCAGCCTGGCATCCCTCACCACTGCTGACGGATTCAGCCTGCGCTTGATCGACAAGGCTGTGTCCAAGGCTGAAACCATGGGCGGCGACGGCACCGACGAGCTGTCGATGGTGCCCGTGCGTATCGATGGTGGTGAGCACTACATCGCCTTGATGCACACCTGGCAGGCAGACCGTCTGCGCTCCGAAGCGGGTGAAGGCAAGTGGCTGGACATCCAGAAGGCTGCAGCTGCTGCACAAGGCTCCAAGAACCCGATCTTTACGGGTGCCATGGGCCTGCACAACAACGTCGTGCTGCAGAAGCACCGCAACGTGATCCGCGACAAGAATGCGGGCGCCGGCGGCAATCTGCCTTGGGCGCGCTCGCTGTTCATGGGTGCACAGGGCCTGATGGTCGCCTACGGCGATACCGAGTCCGGCACCCGTTACCAGTGGACCGAGGAGAAGAAGGACCACGGCAACTACGTTGCCATCGGCACCCACGCCATCCTCGGCGCCAAGAAGGCCACCTACAAGTCCAAGGACGGTGGTGTGCAGCGTGACTTTGGCCTCTTCGCCATGGACACGTACTGCGTGGATCCCAACGCTGCCTAAGCGCTAACCCTGGAGGGCTGCTTAGGCAGCCTTTTCCTCATCCTTCGGAGAAATCCCATGTCTCTCATCAAATCCGAGAACGCATTGCGCCGCCGTGGTGGTGTGACGCCGACCACTGCCGCTGTGGCCCACGCAGTGATCCAGACCCTGCTGACCAAGCCCCTGGCCGTCGGCGACATCATCGAGCTGGACGAGCTGGATCCAGGCGTTCGCCTGGTGGATGCGCAGCTGACCGGCGCCGGCCTGGACACCAACGCCACGCCCACTCTGGCATTTGCCATTGGTGAAATCAACGCCGCAGGTACTGACCTGGCTGTGACCTATGACACCGGCCTGAAGTGCGGTGGAGGCGTCAACGGCACTACCTCCCGCCTGGCTACCGCTGGTGGCTTGTCGCAGCCGGCGAAGCTCTCTCGCAAGTTGGGCCTGAAGGTGACGGCTGCTGCCGCCACTGACGGCGCCACGGGCAACCGCCTGGTGGTGATCGCAGGCCTGGCCAGCCTGTAAGGAGCGTGCCATGAAGCTCATTCACGCCCACCGCCGCTCTGCCCCTATCGAGGTGGAGCTCTTCGGCGAAGTCATCCAGTTCCAACCCGACGCGCGCGGCCGCATGGTGGCCGAGGTGGAGGATGGGCCCGTGGCCGCTCGCTTGCTGCAGATCAAGGAAGCGTATGTGCTCCTGAAGGACCTGGATGCCGAAGCGCAAGCCCAGGCCCAGGCCCAGGCTGACGCGCAGGCGAAGGAAGCTGCTGAAGCCAAGGCCCGCGCTCTGGCCCAGGCTGAAGCCGATGCAGCGGCCAAGGAGCAGGCAGCTGAGGCCGAGAAAGCCAAGGCCGATGAGGCCAAGGCTGCGGCAGATGCTGCAGCCGCTCAGAAAGCTCAAGCCGAGGCCGATGCCTCCAAACCTGCGGCCGGCCGCAAGAAGGCTGCCTGATGACCCCGTGGGAAGCTCTCTACCCTGATGTGATGCCTTGGATCGGCCCAGGCCGGGCAGAGCCGATGGTCGACCACCAGCTGCTGCGCAGTGCGCAGGCTTTCTGCCGTGCTACTCGCGCATGGTGTGTCGACCTCGACCCCGTGCGCACCACTGGTAGCGAGCTTTCCTACGACATCGAGTTTCCAGGCGCTGCTGACCTGGTCCGCCTCGAATCGGCCACCTTGGATGGTGACGAGCTGGAGGTGTGGCGCGCCGGCGGCGCCAAGAGCAGCTTGTACGTGTTCACGCCTGAGCGCAAGACTGTCGAGCTGAGCCGCCCCGTGGGTGCCAACCGCACGCTGGTGCTGCGCGTGAGCGTGATGCCCTCCAACAAGGCCTATGGCATCGAGGACGAGATTTTTGCCTCCTATGCCGATGTGATTGCCCGGGGTGCGGTCGCACGCATTAACAGCGATGCCGTCATGGGCCAGTGGTTCGATGACGAGTGCGAGCGCATCAAGGTCAAGACTTGGCGCGGCAACTCGTCCGCGCGGCCACGCGCTGTGGGGGTGGCATTCTGATGGCACTCAACGGCGCAACCCTGATCCAGAAGCTACGCGCGGAGCTGCAGGATGTGGACATGGACCGCTGGTCCCTGTCTGAGCTTGCTGACGCCCTGAACCAGGCGGCCGACGAGATCGCCATTCAGCGGCATGACCTCTTTGCTCGCACGGTAGAGCACAAGCTCCAGGCCGGCCCCCGTCAGGTGCTGCCTGAAGGCTGCTTTCGGCTTGTGGAGGCTATCGGCAATACCAATGGCGGCGCCATTTCGCTGGTGGAAAGCCGCCGCGAGCTGGATGTTTCGGCGCCTGGCTGGATGATAGCCCCTGGCCGCGAGCGCATCCGGCACTACATCTACGACCTGCGCGATCCGACTCATTTCTTTGTGTGGCCACCTGCCGATGGCGTCAAGGCCAGCCTTGACCTGGTGGTGGTGGCCTATCCCCAGCGCATCGCCGCTGATGGCACGGGCGCCATTGACCTGGCCGACGTGTACGAATCTGCGCTGTTGAAGGGCGGCATTTGGAAGGCGTACGCCAAGGATGCTGAATACGCCGGCAACGCCCAGATCATGCAGCTGGCCTACAGCGCCTTCGCTTCCACCTTGACGGGTGACATCCGCGCCTCCGTCGTTTCTTCCCCCAATGGCACCGGTGTTGGCAACAAGGCCGACATCAATGCCAGCACCCGATAACCAAAGGAGCCGACCATGTTTTCCTCTGCCTTTGCCAACGACTTGGCCAAGCTCATTTTTCAGGCCACCGCCATTGCAGGCCTGGCGGACAACGCTGCCTCAGGCGCCTTGACCAGCCTCTATCTGTCGCTGCATACCGCTGACCCGCTCGCGGCCGGCACGCAGACCACCAGCGAGGTGAACTACTCGGGCTATACCCGCATCGCTCTGCAGCGCGGCCCGCTGGGCTGGACTGTCACGGGCAACGTGGTGAACCCCACTGGTACGGCCGAATTCCCAGAAATGACCGGCGGCGCAAACCAGACGGCCACCCACCTGTGTGTCGGCACAGCCGCAAGCGGCTCCGGCAAGGTCCTGGTGCGCATGACGATCAGCCCATCCATTGAGTGCAAGCTCGGTGTTGTGCCTCGCATCCGCCAGACCTCCACGCTCACGCTGGTCACCTCGTAAGGCATCTGCATATGGCCATACTGGCGGAGCTGGGCTTTGCGGAACTTGCCGTTCTGCAGATCGGTCAGGACGCACGCAACTATGTTGACGTGACGGCCTCGGCCGTGCTCGCTCTGCCTTCGGCTGCATTCGGTCAAGCGGTGGCCAATGTGACAGCACTCGCCTCAGCTGGCCAGGCCAGCGACAACCGCCCGCAGGCCGTCAATAACACGACGGCGGAGGCAGTCCTAACTGTGCTGCAGGACTGGAGCACTACAGAGGCATTCCTTGCATCTGCCGGCGGCACGCTGCGTATGGCACCGCTCACAAGCTCCGGAGTGGGCCTTACAGCCACAGCCTCGGCCACTTGGATGCTGGCCAGCAATATCCAGCCTTTGCTGGACGGTGGTTTCGACGGTCTTTGGCAGCTGGTCACCGACTTCTATACCTCGGTGTTCGCCCATGCCGTCGCTTCTGGAAATGCTTTGGCCATCGCCGCTGCACAAAGCAATTCGATCTTGCTGACGAAAGGCGCGGCATTCTTGACGTTGGCTGGAAAGCTCGACGCGGTTTCGGTGAGTCAGACCTTTAGTCAAGGATTTCTGAGGAGTAGCGCGCAGGCAACCGCTCAAAGCCTGGCTCTCTCAACGATGAGCGCAGATCTCATGGCAAGTGGCGAGGCGAAAGCAACTGCAGCGCTGCATGCCAGATTCAACCGGCAGCTTCTGCTGGTTGGAATTGCATTCGGCAACCCATTTTCCTATTCGCCCGGGGAGGTCGTGGCAGCTGTGCAGATGGTTGCGCAGGGCTACTCCAGCGTGATCGCCCATTCCAAGGCATCCGCTCCCTGGCGCGTCTCTGCGAATGCAATCGCTCACACAGCTGCTATTGGAACTGCCACCGGATTGCTGCGCTTAAACGCCTCGGCAGAGCGAGGCACAAACCGCCTGAATTTCATGCCGCAGGGCTACGCCACCACGGCCCGCCCTTACGAAAACAGAACCTCTAACCGTCCTGCTGAAGCAAGAGAGGCGGTATCGACATGAGCCTAGAGAAATACAACAAGCAGCCTTGGGAGCGCAAGGACTATGACACCACTTTCCAGGATTGGCTCAATGGAGGCGACATCTTGGATGGGGTCACAGCCTCTGTGGTCTGCCTCACAGACCCCGATGACTCTTCATTGCAGGTCGACAAGGTGGAATTCACTGCTGATCGGGTGAAGCTCTGGATCTCCGGAGGCACGGACGGTCAGCGCTACAAGGTGACAGCGCGCGTCACGACAGAGTACGGCCGTCAAGACGAGTACGAGCTGGTTTTCAAGATCAAGGACGAATAGCATGGCGCAGAAATTCATTAACGCCGGCCGCTATGAGCTTCTAAGCTCCGTGACAGCTGCAGACACTACGCTGAACCTGCTTTCGAGCGGTGGCCTTCCTGTTGCCAATGTGGATGCTGGAGCCCTCACTAGCGGCGATTGGTTCCGCATGGTCCTGCAGGACACAGATGGTATCGAGGTCATCACGGTGCGGACCCGCCCCTCTGATTCGGATCAGCTTTCAAACGTACTGCGCGGCCAGGAGGGCACGCCAGCTCGAGCATGGAACGCTGGAACTGTCATCGGTGTCCGCTGGACAGCAGCGGACGCAGCTGCTGCGTTGGCACCGGAAACAGTTGCTTCAGTACAGGGGCTGCAGGCAGCTCTTGACACGAAAGTCAGCCAGGAAACGGGCAAGGGCCTCTCGACGCAAGACTACACGACTGCTGAAAAGAGCAAGCTCGCTGGCGTGGCAACCGGTGCGACAGTCAATTCCACCGATGCGGCTCTGCGAAGCCGCTCCACGCATACCGGTACACAGGAGATTGCGACCGTGGCCGGTTTACAGGCCGCCTTGGACGCCAAACTGCCTCTGTCTGGCGGCACTATGAACGGTCAGCTGATAGGACAAAAGCGGAGCATGTCGATGTCGGGGGCTGCGGCTGATGGCGGCGATGGCAATGGCAGCTTCGTCGCGCGTTCGTCTTCGACAGGAGGCGACGCGAACCTTGCGGGAATGACCTTCTGGCACGACGCCTATGCCATACGCATGGGGGTACGCAACGATGGCTATTTCGGCCTTGGAAGCTACTCGCGTGCGGCTTGGTCGTTGTATTCCGACCCCGCTGGAAACTTGGTCGCTGCGGGAAACATCCAGGCCTATTCCGATCCGGACCTCAAAGACAACGTGGTGCCTATCACCAATGCTCTGGAGTTGATCGCAAAGCTTGACGGTGTGCGCTTTGTTTGGAACCGCAAGACCGAACTGATCGGCAAGCCAGGCCAGGCTGATGTGGGCGTGCTCGCCGACCAAGTGGAGGCAGTTTTGCCCGAGGCGGTGGGCCGTTCGATACCCGATGAAGCAAATGACGGTTACCAATGGCGGACAGTTGATTACTCCAAACTCGTTCCACTTCTCATTCAAGGGCTCAAAGAAGTGGTAATGGAATTGCAAGCGCTCAAAAAGGAGTAATCAATATGGTTATGCCATCTTCTGGTCCCATTTCCATGGCGCAGGCGCATGCTGAATTTGGCCTTGGTTATAGCCTTAGTGCATATTATGGCTGCGATTCTGGAGTTCCTACTTCTGGGGCGATTACTCTGGGTCACTTGTACGGTAAAGGTTATAAGCCTTACCGGTACTGGGAGTTGATGTTTGATAGCCTGTTGCCAGGTAATCATGTAACCCCTCAGTTATATGAGCTTGAGCTGCATGAAGCATTCGGCGGGGCTGATATAACAGCGCCGGGGACCACGGTTTGGGCATCCTACGGAACATGGTATGGCAGCACTGCCAGCATCGTGGACAACAATACTGGCACTTCCTGGTATCAAGGGCAGTACGCAGGGGATAACCGACTCGGTGGAACTATAACTATCGATTTGGGCACGCCTCGAATTGTTAAAGAGTTTGCTTTGTTTTATGGGCAAGGCTGCCCTGGTAATTTCAGAGTGACGGTTTATAACGATAACGCAAGTAGACGCACTACTTCGTTTAGTACCGGCGTGTGGAGCGGTTGGCAAACATTCAGAATGAAAGCGTAAATAAAAGCGATGGAGCCAGATATGAACCAAGACGAATTGAAACCCTATAAGCCTGCGATTAACCCAGGAGCTGCACGAATCCGAGTGCGCACTGCGATGCTCGATAACACCTATGGCAAGGACCCTTCCATTCTCTGGCAGCGGGAAGAGCAAATCATGGGTGAGGACGGGGTGTATCGCTACGTGCCTATGCCGCCTATTTACACGGCGGTGACGCCGGAAATGCTCGCTTCGACAATCGACCTCATAGATCTGGACACTGGAGAGCCCCTCGGTCAAAAGCTGGCGTCGGTGATCCTGGTGGCCGGTCTTGGCTCGCTGTTCATCCGGGAAGACATCGAGAAGGCGAAGCAGACGCTCACTGACCCGGCTCAGCGGCCAGCCGTCGCTGTGGCAGCGCCATGAATATTCCAAGTCTGGTTTTGGCAGATCAGCCAGATCAGCAACAGAAGGACATTGATGTCTGAAATTTTCAAAGAAGCGGCTGAGTCCACTATCAGCACCTGGGGCCAGTGGATCGGCAAATCGATGACCTACGGGTCGGCAGGCGCCATGACATTTTTTGGTGCCCTCAGCTCGGACCTGGTATTCGGTGCCCTGGGGGTTGGCGTGGCATTGGCCGGCTACCTGCTCAACCGGTTCTACAAGCGAAAAGAGGACGCGCGCGCAAGTGTTCGCGCGCGCCGGGACCAGATCAGCTGGGAAATGTCCATGATCGACCGCTACGGCGAGGAGACCATGGTCATCCGCTACGGCTCCAACTGGCGCAAGCTGGGCAACATGATCCGGTCCGGCACCACCGACTTTGGAGCGCTGGCCGATGAGTGATTCCAAAGTGCCCAAGCTGCTGCAGAGCAGCCTCATGGCCCTGATGCTGGTCCTGGGCGCCGGCGGTGCCTACCTCGGTAACGAGGCGGCAATCAGGGAAGCCAACATCAACGAGTATGTCCAGGCCGTGGCGGCCGACGAGACGACATCCATGGCCGTCAAGATCGCCATGGTCATGGGCAACTACTACGAGTCCAGCAACCGGCACATTGGCCGTCCCTACGTCGACAAGGCCGGCCGTGGCGAGCCGCTGACGGTGTGCAATGGCGTCACGGGGGCTGGTGTCGTTCAGGGCAGGTATTACTCGCCCCAGGATTGCTACCAGCTCGAGCGCGCACGCTACATCATGACCGAGGCCGCAGTGGCGCCGCTGTTGCGCTACTGGGGGAGCTACGACCCCTTTGTGCAGGCCACCTTCATAGATTTCGGCTGGAACAAACCCTTGTCTTCGTTCAGGACCAGCACCATGCGGGCGAAGGCCAACGCAGGGGACCTGCCGGGGTCTTGCGCAGAGAACCCCCGTTGGAACAAGGGCACCGTCAAGGGGGTGCTTACCGTTTTGCCTGGCCTGCAGACGCGTGGTGACTCCAACGCTGAGCTGTGCGCGATGTGGAGGGTGCCATCGTGATCGTTGACCAGGTGACGGCACCCATTCGCCTCTGGAGCTACGCGGCCGTGCTGCTGGCCGGCCTGGCCGCAGGTTCAGCAGCAGGCTGGCAGGTGCAGGCCTGGCGGCTGGGCAGCACCATCGCAACCCTCAAGCAGGACCGCAGCGACCAGGCAGCGGCCGACCAGCGCGCCACGCGCGAAAAAGAGCAGACAGACCGCAGGAAGGAGCAGCAGCATGCCACAGCCTCAAACACCAATGAAGCCCAGTTCATCGACGACCTCAAAAAGCTGGCTGGGTCAGAAGCTCGGCGAGCTGATGACGCTGATCGGCGTGCTGATGAGTATCGGCGGGTGGGCGGCGGGGCCCCCCGCCCGGGGGGGCCCCCCCCGGCCCGTGAGCGGCTACTCGCGCGGCTGCGCAGCGATCTCCTCGTCGAAGCGGGCCGTGA